CCTTCTAACATTTCTCTTGGCCAATTAAAAATACTCGACACGGCATCTTTCAATGGTGCCGCAAAGGAGTCTCTTGTAAAGCCACTGTCTACGAAATGTTTTGCTACTGAATCTTTTCCTGAACCTATAAAACCTACTAATCCAACTATCATATCATATACTAACTTGTTTCATCTAAATAGTCAACTTTTTTAATTTCATTAATTCCAATTAATTTTTCATAATTTATGTCTGTTGTCATTCTTCCAACTGGTAGCCAACCTATTGCTAATTTAGGGTCGCCCCAATCCATACCAATTTTTTCACCTATACTATTAGTTGTAAACCATTCTTCTATTTGTTTTGTTTTTTGTTTGAACGTTTCGAAACCAGTGTTTGGTCCTAACCAAATATATGCACTACCACTAATTTTGTTTAGTGGAATGATATGGTCATCGTGTGCGTGTTCGTCTTGGTTGTTAAACATCTCAAAAATATGCCTACCTATTTGACAATAGTTCACGTAACATTCTCCATACTTTCTTGATATGGTAAAATGTTCCAACGCTGATTCTGGCATATCAAAAAACTTTTTATTATGAAAATCTAAATAAACTTGTCCTATTGCATTGTTGTCTTGCCTTGGACTTTGCAGAATTTCTAAGCCGTGCAAGTGATTATTTAAATCACCAAATGCTTCTCCATCTATTTCAGAAACGTGTGAATCTACAAAGTGCGTGTGTACATAATTTACATCATCTGCATAGGTGTCATAATTAATTTTTCTATCTATAAATGTATCAGATTGTGAATTGTTGATTGCGTCAATGGTAGTATTAATTTTATCAAGTTGTTCTTTTATTTCAGTTTGCTGATCTGAAAAATTATATACCTTGTATGGATGTCTTAAAGAACTATTATGTATTGCATCAACTAAACTATCTTCAAATAATTTAACATAAGAATGGCCATAGGTTTTAAAATCTAATTCTACGTTTTTTGAACCCGTAAGATGTACTCTAAAATTAATACTCATAACTTATTATAACAGATTTTTTTTAATTAGCCAATGACAAATGTTAATGGATCTTCACCTGAACCGTACAATTCAATATCTCTTTCAAGTTTTTCAATTGACGCTTGGGCTTCTGCTTTTAGATCAGCACCATTTAACGTGACATTTCCTTGAGCACCTGGTAAACTTGAATATTTAGATCTTGCTTCACCCAACATCATCTTGCATTGTGCTAATGAATAATCTCTTATCCAAGGTCTTGCATATCTATCTGTAATCAATGTTTCAACAGGTTTTTCCATAAAGCATTGTACCAATACGTTTTCTTGTGCTCTTGGTCTACGCATCAATGTTAACTTGTTGTTGTTTTGGTTGTACTTAAAATTTAAATGTCCACCAAATAATCTTCTAACAACTTCTTGGTATTGTGCAAATGCGTCCCAAGTTAGCAAACCACCAATTCTACCACCTTGTAGAAAGTAAAGATTAGTGTATGCTAATTCAAAAGGATCCATATCTACTGAATTATTTGACCCAGATATTGATCTACGATACAATTGTTTCACTTCAATTACTTCTTCTGATAGTGTATATTCATTAACATCAGCCTGTACTTCTAGGAAAATAAATGCTTCTTCTGTGGAATTATCGCTTTTTGCTCTAAATTTATCTACAGCTAAATCAATACCCTGTTCGTAGTGCTTGGGATCAAGCTCTACATCAACCATACCGTCACCTAGTATGGTTTTGATATCAATTATCAATTCCTGTCGTTTTGATTGCTCTTTTGCCATTGTATAACTATTTAGTAAGATTATTAAATCAATAAATACTAGATAAAGGACTTATAAGGACTTATTATGCCAAGACTGAGCTTATGGAAACCAGATAAAGGGAATGATTACAGATTTGCTGATCGTGTTGTAAGAGAACACTTTTTAGTGGGTGGTACAGGTATATTTGTACACAAACTATTAGGTACTCACGCACAGACAGATAGTGTATCTTCTGATCAACCAACAAATACAAATGTAAGTCCTACTAATGTACAAGATTTATTATTCTTAGAAAACAGGGATAGAAATTATGACCCTGACGTATATGATTTACGTGGAGTGTATTCCGTTCAAGATCAAGATTTTGATCTAACACAATTTGGCCTATTTCAAACTAATGATACTATCTATCTAACGTTCCATATAAATGATATGATGGATAGATTTGGTAGAAAAATTATGCCAGGTGATGTTTTTGAATTGCCACACCAACGTGATGATTTAAGACTTGATTGTGCAACAATGACGTTGACATCACAACCAAGTAAAAAGTTTCGCAAAGGCGAGACAATAACTGGTGGAACATCAGGAGCAACTGCCACCGTTATTGCTTACAACCACGATGCAAAAACTGTTAGAGTAACAGTCGGCGCAGACTTCCAAACAGGAGAAGTTGTTACTGGAGATAAGAGTTCTGCTAGTGCAACAACATCTTCTTATTCACCAAAAGAAGATATGGCGATAAACAAATTTTATGTGGTTGAAGACGCCGCTAGAGGTCAAGAAGGTTACGATCCAGGTTGGTGGCCACATATCTGGAGATGTAAGGCAGTTGCTATGCAAGACGCACAAGAGTTTAGAGATATCCTTGGTAGCGGTAAAGACGCAGGTGATCTTAAAAATATTATATCAACTTATCAAGATGAACTTAATATTAATGAAGCCGTTGTCAACGAAGCTACTAGAAATGTTCCAACCAAAGGGTCAGATGTAGGTCACTTATATGTAAATGAAAAAGACACACACAAAATTAATCCAAAATCACAAAGTGGAAAACCAGGATTAGGATTGACAATAGCACATACTGGAACATCATTTCCTCCTTCGATTACAGAAGGACAATATGTGTTGCGTGTTGATTATGCACCAAACAGATTATTTAGAAAAGAAGGAAATAGATACATCAAAGTCAGCGATGACTTCAGAGGTTCATATGTGTCAAGCAATCAACAACTTGATTCGTTTATCAATAATGATAAAGCAGGAAAAGGTTCAAACAATAAAGAAAGAGAATATCTAAGTAAGGTTGTAAAACCTAAAACAGATTAAAGGATAAAAGATGCAATATTGGTATGATCAGCAAATAAGAAGATACATTTTACAATTTATAAGATTGTTTGATGATTTTTCTATCAAGACTGGAAAGAAAAATAATAGTGATAGTAATTCCTATATAAGAGTACCAGTGAGATATGCAGATATGTCAAGAATGGTAGCTCATATTCTAAGACATAATTCAGAAAACGTAATGAACTCTTGTCCATTTATGAGTGCATATATTACTAACTTACAAATAGCAAGAGACAGATTACAAGAGCCAAGATTGGTTGATAAAGTACAAGTTGCGGAAAGAAAATATGATACTTCATCAAAAGATTACACAGCTGAAATTGGTAACACATATACCGTAGAAAGATTTATGCCTGTACCATACAATTTAAATATGGCAGTAGATATATGGTGTTCAAACACAGATCAAAAACTACAACTTATGGAACAAGTATTAGTATTGTTTAATCCAGCAATAGAATTGCAGGCAAATGATAATCCATTAGACTGGACTAATATCACTAACGTAGAATTAATTGATATTGTATGGAATTCAAAAGCAGTACCACAAGGAACAGATACACAATTAGATGTTGCCACACTAACATTTAGTTTACCTATATGGTTAAATCCTCCTGCTAAAGTTAAAAAACAATCTATCATTAAACAAATTATTGCTAGAGTAAACAGTACAGATTCAATCGATGATTTAGATTACGATCCAAGATTTATTAATTTCTTTGAAAATTTTGAAGGACAAATTAGAACAAATGTTGTTACTCCTGAAAACGCACAAATATCAATCGTAGGAAACAATGTTTCATTGCTAGGTGCGTACGGTAAGAATGACAATGAAAGTTGGAAAGAATTTCTAGAAATTTATGGTCAGTTACAAGCAGGAATTTCAAGATTAATTTTAAGACAATCCGGTGAACCAACTGATTCATCAGAAGACATATATGGTACTATTGCGTTTCATCCAACTGAACCTAATAAATTAATTTTTACAATTGACACTTCAACGTTACCGAATAACACAGAATCAGCAGTTGATAAAATTATTGATCCTGAAACAGCTTTTCCACTACCAACTGCAAATGGTACTTTGCCAGCTGTAGTAAACGGACAAAGATATCTATTAGTTAATCCTATTCCAAAAGGTACGGTAGCCTGGGGTTCAACATTTGAAGCAAGTGAAAACGACATTATTCAATATGATGGTAGCCAGTCAAAATGGACTATTAGTTTAAATGCATCAGATACAGGAGTAGTCAAATACGTAACAAACACTAACACAGGATCACAATATAAATGGACAGGAGCCCAGTGGATTGACAGTTATCTAGG